TTGTGAACACCGCGCTGACTGGCGGCACGTTCGTGATTGGTCGTCCGGGCTCGCGCGCTGTCGAAGCCGACAATGACGCCGTGACCGTTGGCGGGGCCTACACGCCGAATATGGCGTTCGAGCGTAACGCCATCGTTGGGATCATGCGTCCCCCGGTGATGCCGGCGAACCCGCTGCATCAAGTGCAGCTCATCAGCGACGGCATGGGCATGACCTACATGCTCGTGCAGATCGCACAGTACGGCATGACGACCTGGGAACTCCACCTCGCGTGGGGCTTCAAGGTGGTTCAGTCCGAGCACGTCGCTCTGATCCTGGGCTAATGGCCTACACGAAGGAAATGCGGGCAGAGAAGGCGAAAGCCTTGGGGGCAACCCCGCCCGCGCCAACTGAGGCGCGCGCCGTGCGAATGGTGCGCCTTCCTGACACCAATCCGCCTCCGTACTCCGCAGACGTTCACCCCGACGAGGTGGCGAACTACGCGAAGCACGGGTGGCGGCTTTCTGAGGTCACGACATGAGCAAATCAAATGCTTTCGAGACAGCCTTTCTGTCGCTGATCTTCGAGAACTCCAACATTGCCAACCTCGGCGATGCTACTGGCGTTCGCGGGTCAACGACTGCTGGCAGTCTGTACTTTTCGCTTCACACGTCAGACCCAGGCGAAGCCGGTTCGCAAACGACGAATGAGATCGCATATACTAGCTATGCCCGCGTCGCAGTGGCTCGCAGTTCGTCCGGCTGGACAGTCTCCGGCAATGCGGTTTCCGTCGATGCTGCCGTGACATTCCCGGCCGGCACTGGCGGTTCTGGCACCGCGACGCATTGGGGCCTTGGCACCGACTCGTCTGGCGCTGGGACGCTGCTCTACAAGGGGTCGATTAGCCCGACCATTGTTTGCGGTTCCGGCGTTACTCCACAGCTTGCGGCCGGCTCTGTTGTCTCCGAGGACTAACGACATGTCACTCACCCTTGCGCAAAAGCAGGCCCTCAAGGCTGCAATCGACGGCAATCCGACATGGGCTGCATACCCGCAGAACGGCGATGGCTATGCCGACCTGGCGGTAGTCCTGAACCAGACGGCAAGCCCCGCGTTTACCGTGTGGCGCACCGACGCACCAGTGGCGGGCATCATCGACGCTGTAACGTGGGCTAACTACACCCCGAACGATGCTGTCGGCGGCTCCGACACTGACCCGCTGCTGTCCCGCAAAATCGGATGGCTGCTCACTGCGCAGACTAAGCAGATGAACCTGCAACTGATGCTGCAGGGTCGTGACACGCTGAACGCATCTAAAGCGACGTTGCGCGCCGGATTGCGCGATGCCGTCATCCTCGTGCCGACTGGCGTGGGCGGCGCCAACACTTCCCCGGGCGGTGCCTCGGGCGTCAACGTGTTGACCGCGTGCATCCGCAGCGCCACCGAAGGCGAAAAGATTCTGTCGGGCGCCTTGGAGCAAACCGGCACAGTCTCGGCCAACGTCCTCGGCTTCGAAGGCAACCTGAGCGGCGCAGACGTTCAAGCGGCCCGCGAGCTGCCGTAAGGGCTGAATCATGGCGACGACGACCATCAGCTACAGCAGCCCGACGACGATCACATGTAGCGTCGCGTCGACTGCCACTTCGTCGACGTGGGTGGCCGGCCGTGAGTCGACCGAGGTCGACAACACGACGAACAAGTACGACGACGCGCTCGTGCAAGGCAAGATCACTGTCGGCACGACCCCGACCGCATCGACGCTCATCCTGGTCTATGTGTGGGGCTCTGACACCTCCGCGGGAACGACGGCCATCGACGTGATCGATGGCACCGATTCGGCCGAGACGATCACCTCAGCAGGTGTGCGCGACGGCTTCATGCGACTTGGCGCCCAGATCAACGTCGACGCGACGACCAGCGACCGCGCCTATCCGTTCGGCCCGTTCTCGGTGGCTGACCTGTTCGGGCAGATGCCGAAATATTGGGGCCTGTTCGTGACCCACAACACTGGCGTCAACCTCAACAGTACTGGCGGCAATCACGCAGTCACCTACACCGGCATCAAGTTCGACACGGCCTGACAGACCATGATCGAGCTGGACGACAAGTGGACTAGACAGCCGCAAGGTGTCCGGCGGATTGATCGTTCGCACCCGCTGGCACGCGGGCTAACTGCCGCATTTGAGGCGCAGGCGGGGAAGTTTGTCGATGTACTGAATACGCCGCAAAGCGCGACAGTAGACACGCAAAGTCTGCGGCCAAGTGCAGCCGGAACTGCATTAGTCGGCGACGGCACAAATTACGTCCGTTACGCAAACAATAATGCGCGATATGGCAGCGTCCCGCCGTTTACTCTGGCGGCGTATCTTGTACGAAGGGGGACGCTAACTCAGTATCGGCGCGTTGTTGAAAACGGCGCGCTACGCTCACCAAATACCAGCGGTTGGGACATCGACGCCGATGCGTCCAACGGGCTTGTTTTTATTGGTTGGCCAGCCACCAACATATCTACGACGACGGGGCCGCTACCGCTAGACACGCCGACGTTGCTGGTTTGGTCAGTAAATGCCGGAGGAATAGCGACGTATGTGGATGGCGTTCAGTCATCCTCTAACGCCGCGACAAACTATTTCTCTGCGACTGACGGCGCGTTTTCTCTGTTGCGCATCCTTAGCGATGAGCATTCGCCGACAGCCAACGTTGACATAGTTAGCGCCAGAATCTGGGCTTCTCGGGCGCTGTCGGCTGCTGATGTAAAAGCGCTCTACTCGAACTATTGGCAAATCTACGCCAAGCGGCCGAAGCGGGTGTTTGTCACTGCGGGCGGGTCCGCTGCTTCGACAATCGCAGCAGCAAGCGGCGCCTCTACTGCTAGCACGCTGACTGGCTCGTCAACTGCATCAACGACCATCGCTGGCGCGTCGGGCGCATCGACTGCATCGACGCTTGCGGCGTCGTCTGTAGCAGTATCTACAGCTGCAGCGGCTAGCGGAGCATCGACCGCTCAAACGCTATCCGGCCTGTCTGTCACTGTCGCTGCAATCTCTGCGGCAAGTGGAGCGACTACGGCCGCGACGATCGCAGGATCGTCGACCGCAGCGACGACGGCTAGCGCAGCGAATGGCGCCGCTACCGCATCAACGCTTGCAGGCGCATCGACGGCGGTTTCTACGCTGTCCGCTGCGTCTGGTGTTTCTACCGCATCAACGCTGACCGGAGTCGCAGGAAGCGGCTCGACAATCGGCGTAGCGGATGGCGTTTCGACCGCTGCGACCATCACCGCTTCGTCGGTTGCTGTATCGACGATCAGCGCATCAAGTGGCGCAAGTTCAGATCAGATCATTGTCGGCGCTGCGTTTGCGGAGGCCGCGATCTCTGGCGCCTCTGGTGCTTCGACGTGCTCCACGCTGACTGGCGGTAATGCCGCAGGGCTGGCGGCAATCGAAGTCGCGGCCGGCATTTCATCGGCACAGATCATCGTCGGCAGTTCGTTTGCAGCAGCTGCGATTGCTGCCGCAACCGGCGTGGCGACGTGCTCAACGATGACGGGCCTAGGGGGCGCAGACGCCGAGGAAGCCTATCCGCTGCGAGGCACAACGCCGAGTTATCCGCTGTCCGGCCTCGAATCGTCGGCACTGTCTGACGCGCAAACATACCCGCTGCAAGGGCTGACGCAGGAGTAACACATGGCTTTAGTAGTCGAAACGGGTTCCATTGTCAGCGGAGCGGAAAGCTATGTTTCCGTGGCCGATGCCGACACGTATTTCTCGAATCGCAACCTGACGCTGTGGGCCTCTGGCGACTTCAGCACGGCCGAGAAAGAGGCGTGTTTGCGCCGCGCGACGGACTACATGCGGCAGATGTATCGCATGCTGTGGGCCGGGTATCGGAAGTCCGACGACCAGGCGCTCGACTGGCCGCGATACGAAGTGCCTAAGCGCGATTCTGTCAGCGCGGGCTTCGTCTTCTACTCAGACACGACCGTACCGCAGGAAGTCAAAGACGCATGTTGTGAGCTGGCCTGGCGCGCGGCGTTTGGCGAACTGTCGGCCGATCAATCGACGCCAGTCACCGAAAAGACTGTCGGCCCGATCACGATCAAATACGCCGAAGGTGCGCGGCAGTCCAAGCGATACACGGCAGTCGATGCAATCCTGGCTCCGGTGCTCAAGAATGGGCACGGCTCTAGCGCTACGGTGGTGCGCGCATGACCTGCGTTGCCTGGGACGGACGGACGCTCGCGGCTGATCGGCTGATGTGCAATGGCTACACCGGCCAGTCGACAACCAAGATCGAGCGCTTCGGCGTAGAGTTGATTGGCATTACCGGCAACTTGAGCATCGGGCTTGAGGTGCGCGCATGGTATCTAAACGGCGCTGATCCGCTGTCGTTCCCGTCGTCGAATCGCAACCCCGACAAGGGCGCATCGCTGATCGTCGTCAGGCCGAGCGGCGAAGTCTGGAAATTCGAGTCAGGACCGCATGCATTCCGCGTCGAAGGAGCTTTCTGCGCCTTTGGTAGTGGCGATGAGGCGGCTCTCGTCGCCATGGCATGCGGCAAAACGGCTGCTGAGGCTGTGGCCTTGGCCGCGATGTTCAACACGACCGTTGGGCATGGCGTCGATACGCTGGAGCTTGCCTGATGGCATTCGACTACGCATCACTTGCGAGCGATGTCGGCTCGATCCTGACCGAGTTCGGCGCGACCGGGACTCTTACCCGCAACACGCCCGGCACATATGACCCGACGACGGGTGAAGTAGCCACCACGACCACGACGCAGACCGTCACCGCTTGTCTGTTTCCGTATGGCGACAAGTTTGTCGACGGGGCGCAGATTCTCGCCAATGACCGGCAAGCATTCGTCGGCGCGTCAGGCATCACGGGGCCGCGAGCTGGTGACGTGCTGACATGGGGAACTGAGACGCTGACCGTGGTCAAGGTCAAGGCGCTGGCTCCGGCTCGGACGTATGTGATCTACGAATGCCAGATGAGGGCGTGACATGGCAAGCCGCTTCTCTGTTCCGCTTCAGGCGCTGGCTGACAAGATCAAACTAGACCTAGAGACTGTCGCGCGGAAGTCGACATTTGATCTGTTCTCAAAGGTTAGCCTTCGGTCGCCCGTAGATACAGGGCGATTTCGCGCGAACTGGAATGTTTCTTATGGCGCGCCAAATGTGACGGTAACAGCAAGCACAACGCAGGCGCGAGCATCGTCAGAGATTGGCAAGGCGCTAACGCTTCCGATTGGAGGCGTCACCTACATGGCAAACGGTCTGCCATACGCCTATGAACTGGAAAAAGGCCACTCTAAGCAGGCCCCGCGCGGCATGGTAGAGGTAAGCGCAATCGAGTTTTCTGACTACGTTCGCAAGGCGACAGCATGAGTCAAACACTCGTCCGCGCAGCGCTGGAAACCGCGCTAGACACATGGGCCGATGCGCAGAGCCCGGCCATCCCTGTCGCGTGGGAGAACGTGACATTTACGCCTCCGACGACGCGGTACATTCGCGCATTCATCCTTCCGGCTGAGACGCAGAGCCTCGACCTACTTGGTAAGCATCGCGGGTTCCGCGGCATCTTCCTAGTGTCGCTGTGTATGCCCATCGGCACGGGCATGAAAGCAACCGAGGCGCTCGTGAATGCGCTTGATGTGCTGTTCGCGCGTGCATCCGTCTTCACTGCCGGCGGAGTACGCACACAGATCGTTACCCCCATGTCCGCGTCGACTCCGATTCAAGACGACGGATTCATCATCACTCCGGTGTCCTGCCAATACCTAGCACACGTCGTGCTGAGTTAAGAGACACCGACCCTATTGATGGCTCGCTTCGGCGGGCCATTTTCGTTTGTGCGCGCCGCATCAAGTAGCCGCACTCCATGCCCGTCAGGGCGCCATTCGACCCGCATAACGCGGGTTTTCTCGTTTCTGAAAGGGCCTAATCATGGCTGTTGCTACCCCCATCGGTGCGGCGTTCTACATTTCGCAGACGTTCGCCTCCGCCAAGACTCTGACCATCGTCTCCAACGCTAACCCGGCGCTGGCGACTTCCGTTTCGCACGGCTACAGTGACAACGACGAAGTCGTTTTCTTCTCCGGCTGGGACCTTGCGAACAACGCTGTCGTCCGCGTTGACCAGCAGTCGGCGGACACGTTCCTGCTGACCGGCCTCAACACCACGTCGACCGACACCTACGCTGCCGGCTCCGGCATCGGCACCACGCAGAAGATCAGTTCGTGGATTCAGATCCCGCAGATTCTGAGCGTTTCGACCTCTGGCGGCACCCCGCGCTACGTTGACTATCGCTTCGTCTCTGCTCAACAGGGCCTGAAGCTGCCGGACGGATTCGAGTCGTCGACCATCACGTTCGACATCGGCTTCGACCCGTCGCTGTCGAATTGGGACACGCTGCTCGACATCAGCCAGACGAACACGCTTGTTGCGTACAAGTACGTTCGCGGCGACGGTGCGGCGACCTACGGCTACGGCTATTTCAACCTCGCCGAACAAGCGCAGATTGCCTCTGGCGCTGTCGACAAGGTGCAAGCCACGTTTGCGGCTCAAGGCCGCCTCATCAGCTACGCCTGATGATCCACCGGGCCGCTTCGGCGGCCCACCTTTTCACGCTCGGCGGGTCGCTCCCGTGCGGGCCTTTTTAGCTAACCACAGAAAGCCAACATGGCCCAGAAGATCAAGATCGACCTCGACCCTACCGGACCGCTCACCTTTGAGCGCGACGTGCCCATCCCGACGCCTGACGGCAAGCCGCTGAAGGTGCGATTTACCTTCAAGCACCGCACGCGCGAGGAAATGGCCGAGATGTCCGAGCAGTACATGCAGAAGGCGCGCGACCAATACCAGCAATTGCAGGAAGAGGCGCAGCGCGAGAAGGTCGCACGAGACGAAGCAGAGGCGCGCGGCGAGGTCTACATGCCGAACGCACCGAAACTCGTCGACGGGGTTGCTGACGCGATCCGCAGCGATGTCGCAACCGTCATGGACTGCGCCACCGACTGGAATCTGGACAAAGAATTCAACGCCGAGAACCTGGCGAAGTTTTTCCGCCTCTACGTCGGAGCAGGCAACGCAATCGCCAGCGACTACCGCAAGTCGATGACTGAAGGCCGCCTGGGAAACTGAGGCAGGTCGCGCGGCGACTCTACGAGAAGCCGCCCGACGCCGAAGAGCTAAAGAGCCTCGCTATGTGGGGCATCACCGAGGACCAGCTAGAGCGGCCCCCGGTGCCTGTATGGCCTGAGAACCGGCAAGCCGTGATCGTCTTCCTGACCATGCGCACGCAATGGCGTGTTGGCATGGCTGGGCGAACCGGCCTCGACTATTCGGCGCTCCCTGAAGTGTGGCGCCGTACCAAAACACCGCCAGATGATCGAGACGAATGTTTCGAGCTTCTGCGGGTCCTAGAAGTGGCCGCAATCAATGCGAATGAACCCGAGGATGATTGATGGCTGACGAAATCACCGTCATCGGCATTGGCGTTGACACCACCCAAGTCAACAAGGCCGCGACCGATCTTGACAAGCTGGCCGCCGCTGGTGCGCGCACTGAAACCGCAGTCGACGGGATCGGCGCGTCTCTATCCAAGGTCGGCACGGCTGCCGCTGGCGCTAGCCGTGGCGTGTCTGCCATTGGAGCAGCATCAGGGCAAGCCGCGTCCGGCCTTGAGAAGACCGGCACCGCTGCGAGCGTACTGGCCGGAGCTATCAGCAAAGTCGAAGCCTCGGCCGGTGGCGCGGCAAAGGAATTCACCGCCGTCGCTCAGACGAGCCAAACCGCAGCGGCTGCGCTTACGTCGCAAGCATCCGCTAATGCTGCGCTTGCGACCGTTTCTGACCGCGCGTCGGCTGCGCTGAAGTCTTACGAAGATGCGTCGGTTAAGTCCGTCGCTGCTCAAGCCGCGCTCAGTCGTGCAACGCTCGCGGCGGCTCAGGCTCAAGCGCAGCTAAACGCGCTTTTGGACGTTGGCCCGCAGCGGCAAGAGTCCATCGCAGCTGCGTCCGTCAAGGCGCAATCAGCACAAGCTGCATTGGCCGGCGCAACGCTTGCGGCGTCTCGCGCCCAAGCTGAGGCCGTGCGCACGTCTGCCAGTTTTCAATCGGCCATCGGGAAGACCGGCGAGGCCATGAAACTGACGGCGAACCAATCGACGCAGCTAGGCTTCCAGCTTCAGGACTTCTTTGTCCAAGTGCAGGCCGGGCAATCCCCGCTTACCGCGCTGATTCAGCAGGGCTCGCAGCTTCAAGGCACGTTCGGCAGCATCGGCGGCGTGTTCCGCGCGCTGGGAACTGTGTTCACGCCTGTCCGGCTTGCTGTCGGTGGCGTGGTTGGCGCGCTTGCAGGGCTCGGCCTTGCGTACAAGGCTGGCGCCGACGAGAGCATCGCTCTAGAGCGCTCGCTGATCCTGACCGGAAATGCCGCAGGCATCACTGAAGGCAAGTTCAACAGCCTGGCGCAGTCTGTCGCTGAGTCCACAAAGACAGGCATAGGCTCTGCGCGCGAGACGTTGCAAGGGCTGGTGTCCAGCGGGCAACTGAGCGGCGACACGCTGACGAAGGTTTTCACCGCAGTGCAGGCCGGGTCAAAGGCGACCGGGCAAAGCACGGAAGACCTTGCAAAGCAATTTGTCGGTGCGCTGGACAACGTAGGTGGATTCGCTGAGAAGTTGAACCGAACCTATAACGTGCTGTCGGCCGATCAGCTCAAGCTCATCAAGGAAACCGCAGACAACGGCGACGCGCAAAAGGCACTCGGCCTTGTCATGGATGCGCTGAATCCAAAGTTCGCAGAAGCTGCCGGCAAGGCTGGATTCTTGGAGCGCGCGTTTGCGTCCGTCTCGAATCAGGCATCCGCGCTGAAAGACGAACTTCTGGCACTTGGTCGCGCGACCACCCCCGAAGAGTCGTTGCGCAAGGTGCAAGGGCAGATTGCGGAACTACAGAAGTCGGGCCAATCCGGATATGTGTTCGGCCCATCCGTTGCCGAGCTAAAGGTTCAGGAGCAGTCGCTAAAAGAGCAGGTAAACGCGCAGAACGCCATCGCTGCCGCTGGGGCCAAGGTTGCGCAGCAAGAGCAGGCAAAAACCAAGTTCTCCGAGATTCAAAACGCGAACCTTTCCAAGCAAGAGAAGTTCGCCAAGGAAATCGCCAACGCCAACGCCATCGCGGA